ACCTTTTCGAGTGTCCAATCAATTGAACCTGTTGATGATAATTTATGAACTTCATGATCGGGGTGTACAATGTACATCACATCAGAACTCTGAACAAATTTTAATTCGTGTGCTTCTGATGCACTATATGGTGTCCAGATTTTATAATGTGGCGCACCACCTGCAAAAGTATGGACTTCCCAAGTCGGAGCCGCAGGAGCGGTATTATAATTTGCAACAAGGCAATACCACCATGTTGCCGCATAAGAAACCCAATCTCCCGGGATATAATGAGTTGAATTACTCCATGCAGGTATATCCCCTACAGATAATGTAACTGGTGCGCTATCATAATAAACCGCCATGTAATTTTCGCCAAATTCAAGGGTATAGGCCAACGCATTGCTTCGGGCAAATGTTATTAATCTTGGTTCGTAGGATTGATTTAAAACTTCGGAAATGTATTCGGTTCCAGGACGCCTAGTTGCTGCGCCCTGCGTCAATGGAATCATATTTTCAAGCGTTTTACAGCCGTTGGAGTATTTTTCAAGGTCACTTCTTGCGTCTAGCAGAGGGGACAATTCTCCGGAATTAAAACTTTTGATTACTGGAGTCCCCATTTCTACCTCACATTATTTCTATTTATACCTGCTCCTATGCCTTGATAGCGAGATTGAAGCCATTTTGAATTATGCGTCTGCATCTTAGTCCCCTCGTTGGCATCCATTGACCTTGCATCTGACCACGCATCTCTTAAGTCATCTTTAATAATCTGCCTTAGTGTTGCATTTTCAGTTAGGGTATAAGCCATGCGATAAGCTAATGTCAAAACAATTACTCTGGTGCAGAGCGGGTCTAATTTGTCCGGATCGGCAACTCGACCTATATAAAGAATTTTTGCAGTCCCTTCATCGGTTAAAAGCTTTCTTCCCTCAATCACCCATTCATAATCAGTGTCTTCCATGCGGAGAACTCTGAGACAATAGGGGTCTGCGGGAAGAGTATATTGATAAGTCCATCCGTAATCGGGAGTATCGGAGTCTTGGGCAAGCTCTGTTCTGAATAAAGCACAATTCCAATTGTGAAGTCTTAGCACTTCATCATAAACTGATTCAAAAAAACGATTGCATATTTTTGCATTTTTTGAAGTTTCACTTAAAGATTGAATTTCCTGTTCGCCAACTTCTCTTAACGCTAAATTGCAAATCTCAATTTTTGTGGACATAGTTTCTCTCCCGTATTTAAAAAAGGGCAGTACGGACTTGGTAAAACCTCATCCGCAACTGCCACAAACCGAAGGGGAATCTTATGCTTCTACGTATTTGATGAAGCCCTTAATCACTTTGGTTGCGGTGAATACACCACCAACAGCCTTGAGAGTAAGAACATTCTCTTTAGTAGTAACGTAACCTGCATTGGTGTCAGCATTTGCAAAGGAAGCAAATGTGTCGCCAGTAGTCGCAGTTGCGTCTACGCCATCCAAAAAGAAATCAACATCATCAGCGGTAGGAGTATCATCTTCATAATATCCGTTGCCGTCTGCGCCTGCGATACCCAAGTCCATAGTACTTGCGCCAAAAGCAGCCCAATAAAGTTCTCCACCAACAATGCGAACATTTTTCGGAATGGTGCACAAAGCAACGACTGAGTCGGCTGCGAGGTTACCAGTGGGAGCGGTATAAGAAAAATACTTGATGCGCTCTTTTCCGTGTTCGGTATAGGCCGGATTTTTTACTTGGGGTTTAGCCAGAGTATTATCGAGTTGGTCACTATAATCATCTGCGGTATATTTTAACATTTTAAAATCTCCTTTTTAATGTTAATTAAAGGGGTGAATAAACACCCCTGTGAATTACTTCAAGACTTTCTTACGGAGACTGGTCGCAAAGTACTTGAACCACTTTCTCTTCTTCAACACGAGTAGCACCCGCACTTAAGCAGAGGTAAACACGAACGTTGAATTTCTTTCCAGGGTCAACGCCAATGTTGGTCGTAATATCCATATTGATATTAAGCCCGATGCCGGATTTTGCAAAAGCAAAGTTGGTACGGATATCAGTACTGGAATTATGGGCAGTTCTTTGAGTCTGCACGAAATCAAATCCCATAAAGGAATTGACATCGCCCTGAACCAATGCTTTTACTGTGTTGTAATCAGCAGAAGTAACCTGAGTAGTCTTCAAGAGATCGTCAAGCTGTTCCTGTGCGCAAACATAGGAAAGAACATTCATCGGATGGGAAATATCAACTTCGTTCTGACCAAACAGAGATTTTGCTGCAATAAGTTTGTTGATGGTCAGACCTTCATTTGCTCCACTCAAGTCAACAGCAACTTTCTGAGTCGCAGGAAGGGTTACGGCAGTTGTTCCACGTTTGCCAGTGTAGGCGGTTCCGGTAGCTGCTTCAATGATGAAATCATCAATTCCACGGCCAAGAGTATAAGTCCCGTTGATGGAATAAGAAGAAGTCGGGTCGATCAGCATTTTGACTTTGTCCGGCTTATCAATCATATCGCCCCATTCAATATCCTGGGGAGTTACTGCCCGTCTGTAATGAGGAGTACTCATAATAGGAGTATCACCATGGCGGTCAGAGTTATATTGATAATCAACTTCATCAATTTGCTCGAAAAATACACGTTCCGCTTGTTCGGTCTTGACCCAAACTTTATCACGGAGTTTTGAACCTTTCTGCTGAGACAGAATAGTAATCATATTACTGTATTGCTCAACAAAGGCTGTTTCAATTTGATAAGACATAATTATCTCCAAATTAGATTAACGATTTTAAGCGAAAATAATTTTAGAAGATTATCTGTCTTGATTAGGCAGGTCTTCTGACAAATAAATGCCAGGTTCCTTAGCGGAATTGTCTGTCAATAATATTATTAACATAATTTTACTGTTTTGTCAAGTAAAAATTGCAGATTTTGTGAAAATTTGGTAATATAATGCAAAAACCCCACTCCTTTAAGTCTCGTCTACAAAAAGGAGTGGGGAACCAAGGGGGGGAGGGTTATTTATTATTTCGGGTACATCTGTTTAAAGTATCCTTCAATTTTACGATGAATATTTTTATACTCCGGATGGTTCGGGTCTAAATACCCAGGATGTGCTTGCAGTTCGGACACCTTGTCCTTAATGCTTTGCATCGTTTCATCTGAACCACCTGGAACCTTAATGAGAGTATCTTCTCCCATTGTTTGACTTAACTGATACATAAATTTAGCAAACTTTGGGTTTTTGTCAAGTCCAAGTTCCTGCGCAGATTCAAATCCTTCGATTTTTTCCAGTGCTAACGAGCCGATTTCAAGATTTTTCTCGTAATCAGCACCCCATTCCTGTCGAAGCTCTTCCTGTTGCGCTTTGATCTCTCCTTCAAGGCCGGAGGTTCCTTTTTCCCAAGCATCACGTTGCAATTGATAAAAATCATTGCGTAATCCCTGCGCTTGCTCCGGAGTCAAATTATACTCCAATGCTTTATTGGCGAACCAATCAACCTGCTCTTGAGAATAAGGCATATCTTCGGGGTGTCCTTCGGGTTTTGTCAAGCCATAGTCTTCGGCCTTTTCCGGAACTCCAAGAGATTGATAAAACTCTTTTTTGTGTTCATCGGAAACAAATTCTCCTGGGGCAAGCTTTTTGCCAACCATTTTATTGGCGTTAATAAGGCTTTTTGCAAGACCTTCAAGCGATTTGAAGTTTTTCATGCTCGGATTGTCTTTAATTTCCTCAAACTGCTCAAACCATCCATCTTTAAGATTTCCCTTATCATCAGCTATTCCCAATATTTGAGTAGGGGGTTTGCTTTTGTATTGATGAATTTCTTTGACCATGTCATTGAAATTATTGATTCCCTCCAAGCTGCCTTTTACATCATCGCTTAGAGAATCACGCCAATCTGATGCAAATTGACCTTCTGGATTGACAATAAAATCTTCGGTGGTTCCTACGGGTTCACCGCCTCCACCGGAGCCGTCATCTGCGTCATAAAAAAATAATCTTTTGATTTTCATAAAATTTCTCCTTCGGCTTGTAAAATTTATTTATAAGAACTGTAGTCCTTTTTGCGCTTCTTCTGCTCTTCTCTCGCTGCAAGAAATGCTTTCCGTGCTTCAAAGTCGGCATATTTGTCTTCCGCTTCTTCCGGATAGTATTTCTTTGCCCAAGCAATAACTTCTGGGTTTTTGGTTCCTTCTTCGCCTCCATTCGGACATGGTGGAACGCCTTCTTTTTCATCCCATCCAAACGGATTGTGCTGTTTTTTGCGTACAGGACGTATTGCAGGAGAAATCAAATTTGGATCAACGGGAATGTTCACTCCGTTATGTAACATCTGAATTTCCTTTTTGAGTTGAGTGTTTTGAGCCAAAAGCTCTTTTATCAACTCCCTGTCTGTCGGTGCGGTAAACGCATCTTCTTCCGGAGGGGGTGGAGGTTCTTCGGCTTTGGGTTCCTCATTGGATTCCTCAACTTCAACCTCTTCTTCCTTCTCTTCCGGAGGCAGGAACGGGGCAGGTTCAGAAGATTCATCTTCAAGTTTTGCCAGAATTTTTTTGACCATTTTTGAACATGGAGTCAGGTACTTTTCTTTTCCCTCTTCCATGACCAATTCTCCGTCAATTACTTTCGCTACAAGTTCACCATTACGGTGAATCTCGTTGCCCACTGTGTCATAGCTAGTTGCCATCGGCTTCTCCTTCGCTTTGTTTTTTCCTATAATTACTAGGAAGTTCTGTTATTGCTTCTTCGTCTTTGCCATCAAGCCTATCCAATCTTTCTTTAATGTACAGGGCAACAGACCTTAATCCGATTGCCATGTAAACATCGTTGGGATTAGGATAATAACCTTTTGAATAAAGACCGCAGAAGCGGTTAATTTCTTCAAGGACTTTTTCTCCAACATCGCCAGAAAAGACAATGCCAAACGCATCGTCCATATCTGCCTCTGCTTGCTTTATTTCATCAATGTTTTTCATTTCCCACCATTGGCATAAAGATTTTCAACTTTTAACTTATCATATCCATAGACCCCGTCTATCTCAACAAATTTCTGCCAATTGAATCCTCTTAGCATCTGCTCCCATAAGGATTCATAGGGATTATGAATAATCATGCCAGTTCCCCGAAGATGCTCAATAAGCAACTGAGTTCCAGGCATTTGATAATTGTAATTTTCGTCAATCTGAGGGAATCCATTCAGCCGAATGTAATCGACTCCTTCCCAAAAAGCCCAAATAAGCATGAAACTGGCAGTTGAAGTCAAACACCATGAACCAAACTGTTTTCTGGCCTTATCCATGTCAAAAATTTTACAATTCTTTATTCCTTCGATTGGGTGAGTCGCAACCACTGCTTCACAATGGTCATTGTAAATCTGCTTCCAATCTCCTGTCCATCTGCCAATTTTCTGCATCTTCTTAATATATTCTTCATCTTCGGGGGGCTTTCCCTTCTTGTGAACTTGAAAAACATATTTAGGATTGAATTGAGGAAACGGAGGATGGACACCATAGACCCTTTCACAATAAAAGTCATTCAGTGTCCAAACCTCCCCTCTGATTGCATTAGGATTGGCTAAGTCTCTTGCTAATCCAAGTATCGTTATACAACGCATAAAAACTCCCTTCGGTTTGTAGTCTTTAGGTTGAGGATGCCATTAGTCCATTCGCAACAAAGACCGCTTTGATTGCATTGATAATAACGGATTGAGCATTCAACTGAGCATTTACATCGCTTGATGCTGCCAACGGGGCTCCTGTACTGAAAGCAGTTGAACCTGCAATGGCAATTGTGGTGGAAGCATCTGCTACCAGAGCTGCTTGAATTGCAGGAGCAGTAGATTTGTCAAAAAATCCAAGTTTTCCGACAGTATCTTTCTGCCATCCAACAACTTCAGTGTCATCACCGATAAGATGCCCAATTCCGGTTCCTTTTGTTTTTACGTCAATGCCAATATTGGTATCAGCAGTTGAGCCGGAAGCAACAAAATACGGATTTGCGCTAGTTGAATTGTTCGCAACTGTTATTTCTCTTCCGATAGTACCAGTTGAGCCAGTTGTTACCAATAAAGCGTCATTTGCGCTTTGGTCAACAAGGCTTTCGGCATCGTTAACTGATGGCAAATTTGACAAGAGCCCCAATTTGGGTTCATGCGTATTTGGATCAATAACGATCATTTTGTCTGTCCCTGCGGGACTTGCGTTGGCCTCAAGTTCATTCAACTTGAGATTTGTCAGTGCTAGTTGGTCAGGCATTTTAATTCTCCTTTTTTAGTTTTTAAATACCATTATAAAATTTTTCTGTTTTAAATTCATTTACTCTCCTTATCGTTGAGCCCCACTCATTGCTTCCCCGATATTCCCAAGAGGAGAGTTCGGCTCGGTTGTTTTCTGCAATTTACTGGCTGCATCAGCCCCTTTGTTTATCATTTCCATCTGTTGCATGGCTTCTGCCTGTTTTTGCCTTTGTTCACGGATTGCATCGACTTGGGCTTGAGTTTTCATAAACTCTTTCGGTGCGCCTTTTCTTAGTGCAATACCACGAGCTGCTGCATCTGGGTCAAAGTTATCTGCAATTGTCGGATCCATTTCAAACAATGGCTGTACCTCAATTAAAGTTTCTCTGAATGCTGAAACGTCCAATTCGTCCAATGCCAATGCAAGTTTTCCGGTATACTGTACTTCATAAGACGGATTTTGCATTAATACTTCCGGCATTGGTGGCAATAGGCCTTTTCTGTTGGCAATTCCATAGCAACGATGCAATACTTGAGCCAATTTTTCTGCCTGAACCCGTGCTAAAATCGGTGCGAATAATGTCATCTGCAAATCAACTCGCTCAATTACTTCGGCTTTCGTCATATAACTTTTGTTCGCCAAAGCATCAAACATCTCATTATAAAAAATATTGCGGATGGTCATTTGTTCACGCTCAATCATATCAAGTCCGATTGCAACATTGGGATGAGTGTCAAGAACCTCTGGGCGAGTTTCCCATCTTGAGCCCCTGACATACAGCATTCCACCTGGGTCGCCATTGTAGTCATCCAAGTTGAGAACGGAATCATCTGCCGTCATCAATGTTTTGTCAACATCTTTTTCGGCTCCACGGATAACTGTCGCTCTCATCCTGTTGGACATTTTTATAAAGCTCAGTGCATTCATTGCAGGGCTTCTGCCGTAAATCTCGGCTGAGTTTTTCATAAATCTGGAAATTATAAATGGATTTTCATCATATCCGGACTCAGTTATAATATCCTTTGTGTCCATACAAATATAATATGAAGCGAATCTTTTGTGCTTCTTATTTAATGATCGTGGGTTCCAATCTTTTCTTGGAGATACACTGTGCAGAAAAGTAAACTTCTTGCTTTTGCCTTTTTCTGTTTCATTAACCAATTCTTCTTTGATTTCTTTAGGAAGTTGGTCTTCTCCGAAAATCTGCGCAGCCTGTCTTGCTGTCATCTTGAATTCACGATTGCATGTATCAATCATTCCATCTCCGGATTCTTTCATCGTATAACTTTGAATCGGAATATTTTCAAAACGATATGGAGTTTCAACCCCATCTTCAACATACAGATTGCTCGTTCCAAATCCCCCTAAATCCAAAAAGTCCTCGTGAATTTCCAGAGCAAAATGAGATTCATACATGTATTTCATTATTTTATGGCTGACATCGGAAAAATACCATTGGACTTCTTCTATTTGTGCTAACTGCGGATCACGAGCCCTGAAAATAAACCATTGCTTGTGTGCCGGACACATATAACCAAACATTCCGGAAGCAAGTTTATCATTTGCTTCAATTGCCGTGCCATCGAGAATATTTTCAACTCTTCGTTCGCCAGGATGGAATTCTTTGGTAATATTATTCTTTAGCGGATATACAAAGTCTGCGAGGTCTTGCCAATATGAATCCCAATTTTCACGAGCCCCTTTTAAGGATTTATGCTCGGCTATTTTAGCTTCTGCTATAGGATTACTCATAAATTCCCTCTCTTATTTTCCCAAGAGAACTTTCTTTTGGGTTGTGCCTTGGCTGCCAGTTTGCTTCAATAATGTATCGTCACGGCCTTTGGCAAATTTCTTGCGCTCAAGTGCTTCTTTTTTCTTTTCTTGAACATCATCTTGTTCTTTGGTAGGCGGTGGAGCAGGTGGCGGGGGCGGTTTCGGGGCTACGGGGGCTCCTCCGGATGGCATTCCTCCTCCATGAAAGGAAAACCCAATTTGCATTCTCTCCATTAATTTTCTCATCTTAAATCTCCTCGCTGTAGTTAAAATTTTCAAAATCATCACGATATGCACTGTAAACCATGTCGGCTGTGGTGTTATCGTAATAAAATTCCCACGCTTTGTGCTGATTCCCATTCAGATGTGGCAGTTGCGGTAGATTTAATTTAAATTCAAAAGCTAATGCTTCATAGTCTTCCTTTAAGGTTTCAAATCTTAAAATAATATCTGATCTAATCTCATTTTTGTATCTGAGCCATTTTGTTTGCGACCAGGCATGAAAAAATTCTTGGTCTTCAACTTTTTCGCAATACGCTTTGGCAAAATCACTGAACGTTGGCTTCGTTGCTTGATATAATCGCCATAACTCATTTCGGTTTGCAAATTCATAGGCTGATACGATTCTTTCAAACGGATTCCTTACACAGCATACAATTAAAATTTTTAAAATATCAATCTCTTCGCATTTTTCGGCAAATTGCTCCAAACTTACATGCCTCGGATGAAATATCCCTAAAGCAGAAGGAAATAAATGCTCATTCTTTCTTAAAACATCATAATCCTTAAATGCTTCATATAAACTTGTGCTTGCATTCTTCGGTATATTAATGAAAAGGAATTTGTCCATTAGTCTTTTCCCTTTTCTAAAATATAAAAGTTTTTCTCAGTCGTACATAGCTTAAATCCCATGTGCTTATACAACCTTGCCATTCCTTTGCGAGGAGTCTTCGCTTTTATTTTATAGCACGGATTATCGCTTTTGTCAAGAACATTTTGCAGTAAATTACCAATTTGTCCCTCCCATTTGGATGATTTATACCCTTTTAACGAACAAATATGCACGAAACAAGATTCTTCAGAAAACTGGTTGAACCATACGGCTCCGACTAAATTATCGTCATTAATGCCTAAGTAGCACCATGTCTCGTGACAAATGAAGTTAAAAAAGCTAAACCATGTCCATTCGGGGCAATCCCAAAAAACCTTGCTCCACAAACTCGTTAATCTCATGCGGTAATACAACTCTTTCAGCCAACGCTCATCTGGGACATGATGCCCTTGTGTAAATAGGTGAAATTTTACCATGTTTCCCCCTTATAATCTGCTTTTGCATTTCGATAATTGCTTTTCAAGTTACTTTTAGCCTTCTTCTTCCCGAAAGTGTGCCACAACGGAACTTTCGGTGCATTTTTGTTCTCAATGTAATTCCGCTTGCCAGGAAGATATGATCTAACACCAATCGCACCCCAATGGCTTGGTTTTATCAAATCAAGTTCATCGGCACGGACTCCAGTTCTGAAGCTGTCGGCACAGTTGGAGGATGGAGAGTGTTCGGGCTTGTTCTGAAAAACAGGCCGGCCTTCCAAACTTAAGGACTCATCTTTTTTCGCATGATAATCACGCAACATGGCTAAACCATAACTGCACCCTTCCTCGTCAAAGTAAAATCGGGAAAAATTCCTTCTTACCATTTCAATATCATCATTTACGGAAGGAGTTCTGTTTACCCGCTCAAAAAATAATCCTACTTTTTCCGCATTTCGCTGAACAGTAATTCCATTGGACTCTCTTTTTTTAACATCCCACGGGGCAAAATGATTGCCATACTCATATCCTTTTTCTTCCTGTTTCTGCTTAAGAACTTCGGCATAATGCCCCAAACCTTGATTGCTGTTCTCGTAATATTCCAACCATATAAAATCTCGGCCTATTTTTTGAAAAAACCAAATTCCCATAGCATTATCTATTCCCAAATCCCAACAAGTATAGACGGGATAACGCTCGTCCATCTCAAAATCGCCAATCCTTCCGGCTTGTTCTGTCTGAATCAAGCTATTGGCGTAATACGAACCCTCAATCCCCATTTCAAAACTGCACCAATACTCCTGGTTTGCCAGTTCTCTTGAAATCTGACCCGTGGCAATGTCTCGCTCAATCTCTGCAATATCAATTGCTCCGGTATTCTCAACAGTCAATATTTCGGTAAACCATCTCTCATCATTTTCTGTTTTCTTAAATAAACTATACATGTGGTTGTAACCACGGGGCGTACCATTAAAAAAAGCCCATCCCCCATTGGCTCGGAGAATCGGCTGTATGTACCCCCATGCTTGAGGTTTTTGCAGGGAATATTCAGAAAAAATGGCTCCAACAGGGTTGGTTCCGACAATACTCAAGTTATCCGTACCAATCAATTGAATCGTACTGCCATTTATCAGCGTAACGAGCATATCTCGCTCGCTTTTCCGTGCAATTATTTCCGGTGGCAGATAATCAATAAACTTGAACCCGTCATCGTTAATCCCCTCCCATAAAATCTTTCTTGCCATCATTGCAGTCGGCAGAAAATACTGATAGTTCCCGACACGCTCAAACGCTTTCCTCGCCATCAAGTTAATAAAGGTGACATCCTTACCTGCTCTGCGGTGCCATATACACAATGCCCTCAAACATCCGTTATCAACTGCATTTAAAAATGGATATTGATAAAATCTCGGAGTGTAATTATGTGGCAGAGTCAGCGTTATCGGCATCATTTTTCAATCTTCCCCATCAACTCTTCAAATTTATAAATCCGCATGTCCTTATAATCAACTCCCTTCATCGGTGCAAGAAATACATCGTCACCCTCGGCTATTGAATCACAGTCCGGCCCAAAATCCACAACTGTGCCAACCTTGCAATCGTATCTTCGGGAACCCGCAGCACGATTAGAACCTGGGCGTTCGTTAATCCCGTCAATTGTTTCCGGAAGAAAAATATCGCCTATTCTCTCCCCCTCCATGCTCCGGATGTTTCCTACCAATACATTATCATTTAAAATTCTCATTTTGTCACCTTTACTTCATAGCCTAATGCCTCTGATATTTCTGCAACTGTCATTTCTTTTACTTTTGGTTTCTCTTTTACAATGCAGATGTTTTTACAAAATTCTGGAGAATAGCAAAATGGAGAATCTGCCCAAGTCAGGCTTTCACTATCAAAATGCCTAAAAAATTGTCCATCATCTAATTCATTTGCTAATCGCCACCCATTGGGAATAGGAATAAAAACAAATACCCCTTTCCCCTCTCCTTTTTTTCTCCATGTTTTATATGTAAGCTCATATATGTCGGATATTCCCATGCTCTCATTAGCTTCTGTTATTACAATTTTCATTTAATCTTTCCTCCTTCATCCAGTTCGTGCATCAGCTTCTCTGTCGATTCATCCGTGATTATCGCATACATCTTCTTCATTATTTCAAAGGCAGTGCGCTTCTTCTGCATGTCAACCTGGTCAAGCGGGACAATATCATCAAACCCCAAAATAAGTCGGCCTGTGACCCTAACCTTGCCTCGGAACTTAACATTTGTTGAAGGGTAAAACTCAGTCTCAAAGTTAATGCAGTCAATCAACTCATTACTGTTCATTTTCGGCTTGTCTCGCTTAATCACTCGTTTTTCTTTGCTCATTGTTTCCTCCGGTTAAAATGGAGTGGCCTGGCTGTTTCTTCGATGTGTCCACCAGGCCTCCACCACTCTTATGTGATGTCAACCTCCGTAAATTGGTGGGAGTGGGTTGCAACTTGCCCTACTTAACGTAAACTCGCCCCTCGCTTCATCGGCTCTCCAATGGGAGCAAGCAAGCAATATCTTTCGTGACACCACTCCCGTAAAATTATCTACACATATTCAATACAAAATGCACATAAAACCAACTGCGGGCATAAAGACAGTTATACTTGCGGGTCGCAAACGCCCTCCGAACAACCGCCTCGCTCACCTCATGCCTCGGTATAGGCCTCGCACAAAAATTCAACGGCAGATCATCAACACCCTCTATCAATTCCCGTTGCAATATCAATCTGTCAATCTCGTCCATGTTCACCTCAAGTTACATTTACATCACTCGAAAAACCAAATCTGGCAGGGGGGAACAATTTAACGCCCATGCAGATTCCCGTTTTTTGCCCCACCCCCTCTATTAACCCGTACGGGGAACAATTTAACGCCCATGCAGATTCCCGTTTTTTGCCCCACCCCCTCTATTAACCCGTACCCCTCTTTTATCATTCATAACTACCTTATTATCAATCACTTACGATTGCAATGTCGCATAATAAACATTATGTTAAGGACATCAAGAGCCATCAGCCTGGCATAAACCCTTAGCTTTCAAATACTTGCACCAATCGGACGGCGGTTTGAACTTCGTTAATTCGACATTGATATTAGATTCATTTTTGCCGTGTTTATAATTATCATCAAATCTATTCAATTCAGAGATGAATTTGAGCTCAAGATCAGCGGTGGGTGCGGTTTCAATATTATTAACTATTCGCTGCCTAATTTGTGCGCGGGAAAAATCGTCATCCTTCAACGTGTTTTGCTCATCTGATTGCTCCTCCCCTTCGGCAATTACATCGAAATAACGTCTATTATTATTAATACTATTCTCTTTAATATGCTGTTTTATTTCTAAGTGAATTTTAGATATGATGTAAGGCGATATTTGTTTTGCGATAGCGTGAGCTTGTTTATTTCCGTGAGTGGATTTTAGGATATTCCAAACTTCATTGATTATTTCAGCAGCTTTTTGTTTTTTGTCCATGAATAACTAAATTTTATAAACCGAAGTAAGGAATAGAATACCAATGGACAAAATAAAACCAAAAGACATAAAACCATTATTATATGGCCCTATCCAATCAATCCTCAATGACGCTAAATTAGTAAACACTATCCAACAAACAATAGCTCCAATACTAGCAAACTATTTCAATGACTATATAATTAAGAATAATCAGAATAATAATAGACGTTATTTTGATGTAGTCGCAACGTTGGGGGAGCAATCAAATTCGCAAAACGGTGAAGAGGCTGAAGAATTATCTCGGGTGCGTATAAGAGAACTATTGAAAGAAGAGATAAAACACGCTGCATCCGCTGATTTAAGGCTTAAATACATTGCTGAATTGAATAAATTTGATGATAATTATAAACACGGCAAAAATGAATCTAATATCAATGTCGAATTAACGAAGTTCAAACCGCCGTCCGATTGGTGCAAGTATTTGAAAGCTAAGGGTTTATGCCAGGCTGATGGCTCTTAATGTTGTTAACATAATGTTTATTATGCGACATTGCAATCGTAAGTGATTGATAATAAGGTAGTTATGAATGATAAAAGAGGGGTACGGGTTAATAGAGGGGGTGGGGCAAAAAACGGGAATCTGCATGGGCGTTAAATTG